TTAGCGAACTTCAAAGCAGCATGAACGAAAGTGAAGATAACGTTGAGATATCGGAAGAAGAAATGATTGAAATTCTTTCTGAAGACGAAGCCGCGGACGTTTCCGCCGAAGAAGAAGAAGGCGAAGAAGAAGAATTTGAAGGCTCTGATGAGGGCGGCGCAGACGCCGACCCCGGAGCGATTGAAGGCGATGTTGGCACCGTAGAGGAAATGGTTGATTTAAATTTAGATAGTCTTGTTGATGCCATTACTGAAAAGCTTACCGTTGACATGGGTGCTGATTTATCTGGCTGGGCCGGCCGCTCTGACGAGGATATCCGCTGGCAGATGGAAAAAGAGATGGCCCACCGCCGTTCTACAGAGATAGAAGAAGAAATGAAAGATTTGAAAAAAGCTCAAGAAGAGTTAGTTTTTGAAAATAAACAACTTAAAGAGCAAAATGAACAATACAAGCAGGCAACTAATGAGTTGAAAGAGAGTTTACAGGATGTAAACCTTTCCAATGCTCGCTTGCTATACACGAACCGTGTATTGAGAAATACCTCCTTAAATGAGCGACAAAAAGATAGAATTGTCGAAGCTATTTCGAACGCCGGTTCAGTCACAGAAGCAAGAACTATTTTTGATACGCTTCAAAGCACAGTGGAGTCCACACCTAAGCGTGGACCAAAATCGCTGAGCGAGGCCATCACACGTAATCGTACTTCTGTGATTCGCGCTTCTCGTCAAGAGAAGAGCGACTCTTCCGATCAATTCCAAGATCGAATGAAGAGGTTAGCTGGAATAAATAAATAACATAAAATCATTATATATAAGGAGGTGATTAAATTATGTCTGGTATCGTAGAAAGATTAACGGAAGGTATCGTTAATCGTGATATGCGCGCCGAAGGTCATGCTTTGTTAACAAAGTGGGAGCGCACAGGTCTCTTAGAGGGACTTGGTAGTGACCGTGAGAAGAATTCTATGGCTCGTCTCTTAGAGAATCAAGCTAAAGAGCTTCTTCGCGAGAGCAGCACTCTTGGTGCTGGTGATGTTGAAGGTTTCGCAGCTGTTGCGTTCCCTATCGTTCGCCGTGTTTTCGCAGGATTGATCGCAAACGATCTCGTTAGCGTTCAGCCCATGAGTCTCCCCTCGGGACTCATCTTCTTCCTTGACTTTGTGTTCTCGGGAGATTTAGGTGGCCAAGCCGATCATCAGAGTTCGCGCCTTGGTAACACCGCTGATAAGTCCATTTATGGTACTAATCAGGTTGGTAGTGAAATCACTGGTGGTGTTGACTTGTCTAACGCCACAACAAAGGCTGGTTTTGGTGGTCCTCTTCGCGATGGTGCTACTGGTTATGCTTACGCATCCGCAACTGGCTCTTTGAGTGCAGATATCACCGCCGGCGCAGCGCACGCTAAGTATACGTGCTATGCTCTCGATGGCTCTCTGACAGATGCTGAGTCTAAGTATGTTCTGTATGACCCCGATCTTCTTGCTGTGACAGATAGCAGTCGATTTGTTCTTGTTGTCGACATTACTAAGGCATCCATCGCAACTGCAGAAGGAGATGTTGATTATAACAACCTTTCTCCGATGATCATGGCTACAACTGATATGGCTACTGACTTTAGCACCGCACTTAGCGCTATTACTACAGTTGTTCAGGTTCGTCGCTTGACTCAGCTTGTTTCTGCTGCTGATTCGCTTCATGGATATGAGTCTATTCGTCTTGTATACTCTGTCGGATCTTCGGAAGCAACTGCAACAGCGACCAGAGTGATCAACCATGCTCTTGCGAAAGAGAGATTCAGTGTTCCTCTGTCGGATCAGCTTGATGCCGTTAGTACATCTCCTGGTGCCGTGGTTGGTGACCTCTTCCCGCTTGAGGCTAACGAAGAGATCCCCGAGATCGACATCAAGGTGGACAGCATCGCTATCACCGCTCAGACCAAAAAGCTTAAGGCTAAGTGGACTCCGGAGTTAGGTCAAGACCTTAACGCCTACCACAATCTTGACGCAGAGGTCGAGCTTACAAGTATCCTTTCGGAGCAGATTGCTCTCGAAATCGATCGCGAGATTCTTGCGGACCTTGTAAATGGTGCTACTGCTGCTACCTATTATTGGAGCCGTGCCCCGGGCCTTTTCGTGAATCGCTCCACTGGCGCTGAGCTTGGTGCTTCTTCCGCTGCCCCTGACTTTACAGGACCAGTGAGTGAGTGGTACGAGACACTCGTTGAGACAATCAATGATGTATCTGCTCAGATTCACAGAAAGACCCTTCGTGGTGGCGCTAACTTCTTGGTAGTTTCTCCAGAAGTTGCGAACATCCTTGAGTTTACAGCTGGTTTCCGCGCAAGCGTTACTGCTGATGACGATAAGGGTTCCGTTGGCGCTGTTAAGGTTGGTAGCATTTCCAAGAAGTTTGATGTCATTGTTGACCCATACTTCCTGCGTAATGTGGTTCTCGTTGGACGTCGCGGATCCTCTTTCCTCGAAAGCGGATATGTGTACGCACCTTACGTGCCACTGCAGACCACACCTACAATCTTCGGACCAGAAGACTTCGTGCCCCGTAAGGGAGTCATGACGCGTTATGCCAAGCAAATGGTGCGTCCTGATATGTACGGACTCGTTGTTGTCCGAGGCCTCCTTGGTGAGGAAGGCACTAGCTAAAAATAGCTATATAGTCTTATTATACATGGCCCCCCTGAGCAATCAGGGGGGTTTTTGTATTTATGCCTAATAAGTCCTTCAATTTTTTCGCCGGTAAATTTTTGAGATTTTTGTTTTTCGTTTTTTTTGTAACTATTTACTTTGACTTGAAATATTCTCCTCTGGGCGAGGCCACTGCCCATAGAAAGGCTTTATTCCGAGGTGGCTGGAATAAAATCATTGGATAGGACAAGTTATTGCAATAACATAATAAAAGGAGAAATTAAATTATGGGAAGTAGAAGATTAGGAGTAAAAAGACTCAACGCCCTGGCTAAAACAGGAGCTTCAGTTACCGGATCGCTTGGAAAGGGTGTTAGCGGTTCGGTTGGACACCGAAGGATTATGAAAAATGGCAACGAAGTTGTAACTGAGATTTACGTTGACTTAGGTTCCTCTGCGGGAGCTTTATATCAGGCCGGAACTACGGGCACTATTATTGGACACAGCTCGTCTGCTGCTGGTGCTCAAACTGCCGGCAAGGCACACTTAACACAGATGAACCAAAAAGAAAACGGTATTATTACTTTGGTTGAGATGACATGTGTTGAAACACCAGCGGGTGGGGATACTGACATCGACTTGATGCATGCTGCTACAGAGCAAGCATATTCTGGTTCGACCTCTCTTACCTCGATAATCAATGCTGGTGCTGCTGTTATTGGCGCCGAAGATGCTGCTGCGCTTGACGACAATAGTTTGGACGCTAAATATCTTTACTTGGCCTTTGGTGGCTCAACTGATAGAGCTGCCGCAGCTGCGTATACTGCTGGTAAGTTTCTTATTAGACTCTACGGTCATATTGCCCCAGACGATCTATAAGGAGGGATACTAAATGTCTAAAAGATCAGCACGAAGAAGGATTCTTTCAAAGTCCGCTGCGAAAGCACCAGCCCCTAAAAAGGCCGCTGCTAAGCCCGCTAAGAAGGCGCCTGTAAAAAAGGTTGCCAAAAAAGCAGCTAAAAAAGAAGACTAATAATAACATTGCTATAATTGTAAGCTCCCTCGCAGAAGTGAGGGGGCTTTATTATTGGACTAGTCGTGGAAAAATGACGATTTGCCAATTTTTTTCGCCGGTAAATTTTTGAGATTTTCGTTTTTGTCTTTTAAAAAACTAGTTAGACTATCGGGAGAAATTTATTTATGGCACAAACTTTAAGCCCCAAATCGCAAACTAGCACTGTGGTGCTGACCTCTACTGGTTCGACGGATCTTGTAAATGCTTCGTTGCCCTTCGGAGTGTACACTGGATCTGTTGCTTTCATAAGCGGAGCTTCTGCGCAGGTTGCGTATGTGTACAAGAAGCTTGGAGGTGATGTTGTCGATATTGAGATTACACCCTCGAATGTTTATGCTGCTTATGAAGAGGCGGTATTAGAATATTCTTATATCGTAAACCTTCATCAAGGCAAAAATGCGCTTTCGTCCATATTGGGTTCGGCGACCGGCACATTTGATCACAAAGGAGATCTAACTTCAGGCCCGGTCTCAGCAAGTTTAAGATACCCTCGTTTTTCATTGGGGTACTCAAGGCGTGTCGGAGATGGCGGTGCTTCCGCTGCCGGCTTTGGCGGAACTACTCCTCATTATTCGGCTAGCTTTAAGCCAGTCAAAAATATACAAGATTATGATATACAGCAAATAATCGTCAGCGCCTCCGATTCGGGTGTTGATCAGGCAGGAAATGTTGTCACATATGCGGGCAAAATAGGCACAAAGCGCGTCTTGGTTGATAAAGTTTTTTATCGCTCTCCGCGCGCTATGTGGCGTTTTTACGGCTATTATGGCGGCGTCGGAGTCGTTGGAAACTACTCAACGTACGGTCAGTTTGCGGATGATTCGACCTTTGAAATTATACCTACTTGGCAAAACAAAATGCAGGCTATTATGTATGAGGATTCGATCTATACTAGGACGTCTCATTATTCATATGAGCTAATAAATGGCAAACTTAGACTATTTCCAACGCCAAGTTATTGGGGTTTTGAAGAGACAGATCGTATATGGGTTAAGTTTCATGTTGAAATGGAGCCATTTGCCACTGGCTCTTACGACAGCGGTGTTGAAGGCGTCAACAACTTAAATACGGTACCGTTTGACAATATACCATATGAGAATATTAACTCTATGGGCAAACAATGGATTAGAAAATATGCGCTAGCGCTCTGCAAAGAGATGCTGGGACAAGTACGAGGTAAGTTTACGACGGTGCCTATCCCCGGCGAGAGTGTGACTCTAAATCATTCTGAACTGTTATCGCAAGCAAAAGAAGAGCAAACAATGCTCAGGGACAAGTTAAGAGAGATGCTACAAGAAGTTGAGTATCCCGCATTAGCTAAACAAGACCAAGAACTCACTGATGCTGCAGCCAATGTTCTGAAGGTGGCACCATTGCCTATTTTTGTGGGATGATAAATAATGGCTGATGAATGGAATAGACCAAAAGCTCCCCCACCTCCTCTTTTTCTTGGTAAAAAAGAGCGAGATCTTGTAAAGCAAGTCAATGATGAGTTAATAGAAAAGGTCATTGGCCAACAGATACTTTATTACCCCATCGATCTAAACACTACCAATTTTCATCCTTTATATGGTGAAGCTATTGAAAAAACTTATCTATCCCCTATCCGAGTGTATGCTTTGGTCGAGTGGAGAACCGAAGCTTCTGAGTACATGGAAGGAATAGGTATTGATAGGACGTGGGAAATTACAGTCCATTTTCATCGGCGCCGATTAACGGAAGATCAAGATTTATTTGTAAGAGAAGGAGATTTTGTTTTGTATGGAGATCATTACTACGAAATAGTTGAATTATCTGAACCAAAGCTATTGTTTGGTCAAGTTGGAAATGAGTTTGAGATAGTTGCCGAATGTAAGAGGGCAAGAAAGGGCT